AGATGCACTGAATTCTAGTGCAGCTATTTTAGTTGGTATTCCAAAATAATCGGATAGTGATGCTTCTGCTTCGCCGGATCCTCCGGCGGTTATAGTTGGTGGTACTGGTGCGGCGACTGTAAAGTCGGGTGTTCCGTCTAATCTATCGGAACCAGCTGCTTTATATGTTTTTGTTTCTCCCATAAATTCTTCGAAATCGTCCCAAACGAGTCGTACTGGGACTGCGAAGAAATGGGAATCCATGAATGCATTGTCCATGGTTGGATGTATAGGTGTTGCTAATCTGCTAAATGCAGTGAGATTACATGAAAATGTATCTCCGGGTAATGCTTCGTCTACATAAATTGGTACTAATTGACCGGCATTAAATGTAGTTTTAAGCCCATGACTCCTATCAAATGTGCTTCGCTGAATATCGGCATGTGGTACTTCACTGAATTGATGTTGTTTAGCTGAACCGATTCTTGTATTGTATTTGTGAGGGTTTTTCATGGGCATGTTATTTCCTTATTTTTTATTTTGTTTGAATTGTAACACATGTTCATGAGCTTTTGCAAGACATGTGGGTTCTTGTGGTGTTAATTCTCCGGTTGTAGTTTCAAATGTGCCAATTCGCCAAAGCGAATAATCCTCTGGATTTTTGGCAATTTGTGTATCTTCGTTCGCTAGATCAGCGAACTGTCTTAACGCTATTGCGTCGTTTTCCAAGCTGTAATCTTGGTGATATGCTTCAAGTGCTGAATCATATATTGTATATTTACATAGTGTCATAGTTTATTCCTCTTATATATAGCCATTCTGGCTTTGTGTGTTTTCTCTGCTTGTCGCAGAGCCTCGGGCGAACGTAAGTGTTGTGTTTGTTTCATTTCCTTACGTCGCTTTTCTTTTATGACTTCCATATCCATTGGATATTCTATTTCATAAAGTCTGTCATAATATTTTGGTGGTCTCATTTCTTTTCCATTAATATGTATATTGTCTGACGGATAAACGTCATCTTTGTGTTTGGCGAACCAGCTCCCCGCTATGCCGGGGCGCCGGCTCATTGTTGAGTATTCCTGTTGTTTTTCAATTATTTCGCCATTTGGTGTAATAATCTCGTAGTGTTTTAATCCATTTTCGTTTATTGCGTCTTTTTTTTTGCCATTAATTTTCTTTTGGACGTAACCGGCGACATATGCCGCCGATTGGAATGTTACGTCTCCTATGGATGAATGTCCTTTACCCCATAGTTTGCTTAATGTTTCTGATTGAGTTAGACCTTTTTGTCCTTGTATTATTTCGCGATCGCGAAAATTTGTATTGAATAGTATTGCATGATAATGCGGACGGCCGAATTTATCGCCGTATTCTCCGCATTGATAATATCTTATTGGTTGGTGCTGATTTGCACCTTTTTTCTTTCTAAGCCTTTTCATAAAGTCTTGAAAGTCTTTTTTTACTAATGTTCCGTGTTCAGGTAGGTTTTCATTATCGTATGTTAACGTAATGAATATATTGTTAAGCCATAGACTGGCTTCGTGCATGTTTCTTAACGCCCATTGGCGTGAGTATTCTTGTCTGCATCCAGTACACTGTTTGCAGCTTACGGTTGTTTTGGTACCGTTTGATTCGTGGAGTTTCCACGTTAGTCCACCGCCTATTTTGTTATAAGCGGTTATTGGGTGAAAGCATGGCATAGTTGCTCCTTTTTTTTATAGTCTAATTCCGCCTCTCATAGGTCGGCTGCTTCTTAAAGAGTTTTTTCTGTGTGTTCTCGCTGCTGTGCGTGAAAACATTCTCTTTGATTTTTTGTAGTTCATTTTTCTAGGTCTTCTCATTGTTATCACTCTCCTTAGTTCGTGAGGTTATTTTTACGACTAACCCCTAAAAGGTGTCAGTCGTTACAGTTGTATCAAGTAGACAACTGTTCTGCCGCGTCGGATTCATCCGACTTGCCTGCTGAAAGGGACGCCTCTGGCGTTTCCTTTCCAGCTTCTGCTTGTAGAGCTTGAGCTAAACGCTCGTTTTTAACAGCTAAACCCATTTCCTCCATCTCCTGGAGGTTATCTGGATTTTCTGCAAAATTTAGAAAGCTGTGCATTTCATTGTTGAATCGTGCCTTCACTTGTTCCGGTAACTCTTCAAACAATGTTTTTGCTGTTGCTAGTGTATTTTGCATTTCTTGGAAATCCACTTCTGATATATCAGAGTATTGTGGGTTTGCATTTGTTTTTGGCATAATTCCTGTTTCCATGAATTGTGCTAGTATCTTGTTAATATCACACTGATCTGTGTGATGTTGTTCCGTGAGACCGTCATTAAACGTCTCACTATAATCTTCGTTGCCTAAATTATAGGCTGAACGAAATGTATTCTTTGGTATGCCGGTGGCTTTTCTTTTAGTCATAGTATTGTTGTCCTTTTAGTTCAACTAATCGATAACGTTTTGTTATCGGGTCATAAATGCGTTTTGCATTTCTGTATCTTCTACCGCGTGTTGTTTTTGCGCGAATTGGGTACTCTTTAAAAGTACCTGGTGTTTTTGCTGTAAATATCTGTTCATTTACTTTTTTTTTACGTCGTCTGCCCTAGCAATATCGTCCATTGTAGACTCAGTAGTCTTAGGATCAAATCCTAATCTATTGAGGATTTGCGTAAGTATTGTACCTAAATCGGCTGCTGGAGATGCAATTCCAGCTTTCTTTGCGTTTAGGTTTGCTTGTGATATTGTTTGTGCTATACCAGCTGCACTTCCTATTGTTGATAATGCAACTTGTGCCTCATTAACTTGAGGTGCCATTGCACCAGCTGGTGAGCTGGCCTCTTTTTGGCCAGCTAATATTGGATTTATTCCTGCAGCTTTTAAATCCGCCATTCGGCGTTGAACTGCAGTATTGGACATTTCACGTTGAAATTCCATTTGTTTCTGTGCCTGTTGTGCACTTGCAATATTTTGTTTTTTTGCCCCTTTGTATCCAAAGAGGCCACCAATTGCAGTGCCTAACCCGGTACCAAAATTTAAGAAATTTTCAAACATTAGAAATGTGTCCCGCCAGGAATTGAGTTGACGGGCATCGGACGAACACAACGTAATTTAAATAGCGAATCAAAGATGAATTGAGGTTCGCTTGCTACCGCTAATGTACGTTGTACATTTGTGTCTGTTACCTGTATCCATGAATCACCAAGTAATGGCAGGCTTGCATATTCCTGTGCATAATGCCATGATTCTAGTGTTCCTGTTGCGTTTGAACGGAATTTGCCAGTTACTGAACTTGGCTTGTATCTATATTCCGCATAACGCTCTTGATAGCCAAACGTTGTTTCGTCGGCTGCACTTCCTTGTGCATATATTTCTTTATTTTTGACTGCTTGTTCGCCAATCGTTGAAAGCGTTGGCCAGTAATAATCGTAAATTGTTTCACGGCTGAACATACGGTTCAGTCCTTGTTGATAAGTTAGATCTGTACGGACTGATACGAGTCCGATTACGATGGTATGTTCTGTGAACGATTTTGTAAATGAGTGGCCACTAAGGACTGTTGTTCCTATGGCCGATAAGTTACCTTGCGGTGTAGTTGAGTCAGTACTTGAGGTTTGTGCGACCGGACTAATATTTACCGGTGAGCTTCCGCCACCCAGATATTCTGGTCGTTGTAATCTAGCGTCTGGACTGGTTACGTTAAAGTGGTTTTTTATGACTTCGATATATCTTGAACCGCCTCTAGCTTGTATTTCAAGAAATTTTTGTGTTGCGAATGCTAATCGAAGTTGGTTAATTGTTGCGGCTGTAGCGTCAGTTAGATCAGCATATAATCTTTGTGCTTCTGTACCTGCAGTATCATTTAAGAAATTAATGTCTCCAGTTGAACCGTTACTATAAGTATTCTGATATTGTGAATTTTCTGTTGAATAAACAGTAAATTGAGATAAATTATCTACGTCAGTTGCTATTGGGGCTGCAGTTCCTAATGGAATTGTTACATCTGCGCCTTTTTGTGGCCATGGTAATGCTGATGTGAAATAGTCGTGTTTTTTTCCTCTGTTTAATAATGTATATATTGTTGTATCTGCGCCACTTGTTGTGTCTATAGTTTTTGGTGCTTGTAAGTTCTCATCTCTAAACCACGTATTGAAAATTAAAGTATAAGAGCGATGCCATAAAGCTGAGAACTCTAATCCTGCAACTTTTGTTGGTATTCCGAAGTAATCGGACAATGATGCTTCTGCTTCTCCACTGCCACCCGCTGTAATTGTCGGTGGTACTGGAGCTGCGACTGTAAAGTCGGGTGTTCCGTCTAATCTATCGGAACCAGCTGCTTTATATGTTTTTGTTTCTCCCATAAATTCTTCGAAATCGTCCCAAACGAGTCGTACTGGGACTGCGAAAAAATGGGTATCCATGAATGCGTTGTCCATGGTTGGATGTATTGGTGTTGCTAATCTGCTAAATGCAGTGAGATTACATGAAAATGTATCTCCGGGTAATGCTTCGTCTA